GATCCTGACCGACCCGCAGGTCAAGTCGGTGATGACCCAGCGGCTCTCGGCCGTCACCAGCCGCGAGTGGGAGGTGGTGCCGGGTGAGGAGACCGCGAGAGGAAGGCGTGCCGCCGACTGGCTGCGCGACGAGCTGAGCTCGATGAAGTTCGACCGGGTGACCGAGAAGATGCTCTGGGGGCTGTTCTACGGCTACTCGGTGGCCGAGCAGATGTTCCGCCGCGACGGGCAGATCTGGGGATGGGAGGAAATCCGCGTGCGGGACCGGGTGCGTTTTCGCTTTGACGAGGAGTGCGGGCTGCGCCTGCTGACCATGTCGAACATGCTCACGGGCGAGGAAATGCCCGGCGAGAAGTTCTGGGTGTTCTCGACAGGGGCCGATCACGATGACGAGCCCTACGGTCTGGGGCTGGCGCACTGGCTCTACTGGCCGGTCTGGTTCAAGCGCAACGGGCTCAAGCTTTGGCTGATCGCGCTCGACAAGTTCGGGATGCCGACGGCGCGCGGCAAATATCACCCACAGGCCTCCGAGGCCGATCAGAAAAAGCTGCTCGAGGCGGTGATGGCGATCCGGTCGGAGGCCGGGATCATCATCCCCGAGGGCATGGATATCGAGCTGCTGACCGCGCAGGGAGGACCGAGCCGTCTCGATTACCGCGCGCTGCATGACACGATGGATGCCGCGATCTCGAAGATCGTGCTGTCGCAGACCATGACCACCGATGACGGATCGAGCCGCAGCCAGGCGGAGGTGCATGCCGACGTGGCCGACGCCGTCAAGAAATCCGATGCCGATCTCGTCTGCCAGTCCTTCAACGAGGGGCCGGTGGCGCGGCTGTCGGAGTTCAATTTCCCGGGCGTGGCCCCGCCGCGCGTCTGGCGCAAGATGGAGGACCCCGAGGATACCTCGGCGGCGATCGCGCGCGACGAGAAGCTGCACCGGATCGGCTGGCGGATGACCGAGGACCGCGTCAAGGACACATATGGCGACGGCTATGAGCGTGCCGCGCCCCCCGAAGGCCAAGGCGACAGCGCGGGGGGCGACGGCCCGCCGCCGGGCTTTGCCGAGCAAAGTCACGACAGCGCCCTCGACGATCTGGCCGAACAGATCATCGGTGAGGGCCATGCCGAGGCGGCGGCGGCGCCGCTCTTCGCCGATATCGAGGATCTGCTCGGCGGGCTGGGCCCGGAGACGACGCTGGAGGAGCTGCGCGCCCGGCTCGACGGGCTGCGCGATGCAAGTGGCGACAGCGCCGCGCTGGTCGATCTGCTGACCGAGGCGAGTTTCGCGGCACGGCTCGCGGGCGAGCTCGGCGCGGTCATCGACGATGAGGAAGCGCCCGAAGGCGAGGACAGCCTGCCCGGCGCGGTGTCTACATGATCGACGGGCTAAAGCGCCTGCGCCCGGAGGATGCGCTTTCCTTCTTCCGCTCCAAGGGTCTCGCACCCCCCGACGCGCGGTTCGATTTCCGCGACGTCTGGCGCAATGAGCATTCCAGCAATTTCGTCGTGGCCAAGGCGAGGTGCTGGAACTGATCCGCGTCGAGCTGGACGAGGCCCTGGCGAATGGCGGCACGCTGAGGTCATTCACGGAACGCCTGGAGCCCGAGCTCAAGCGCCTCGCCTGGTGGGGCCGGAGCATGGAGCGCGATCCGCTGACCGGCGAGATGAAGAACGTGCAGCTCGGCTCGCCGCGCCGGTTGCGGATCATCTTCGACGCCAACATGCGCGCGGCCCACGCCGCCGGGAAATGGGCACGCATCCAGCGGGTGAAGGATGCGTTCCCCTTCCTGCGCTACGTCCAGGTGCAGCGCGACACCAAGCGTCCCGAGCACGCCCGCTATCACGAGCTGATCCGCCCGGTGGACGATCCGGTCTGGGATCGCATCTACCCGCCCAATGGCTGGCGCTGCGGCTGCACCGTCCAGCAGCTGAGCCGGGCGATGATGAACCGGCGCGGCCTGAAGGTGACGGAGGAGTTCACCTTGCAGGAGCGCGGCGTGCTCAACCGGCGCACCGGCGAGATCGAGCCCACGGCGCTCGGGGTCGATCCCGCCTGGGACGGCAATCCGGGCAAGGCCTGGCTCGATCTGAGCGGGCGGCACGGGCCGATCTCGGGCGGGCTGTCGCCCGAGGCGGCGGCGACCGAGCTGGGCTTTGCCACCCGCGCGCGGCTCTTCGGGATTGGCGAGAGGCGCGAGCACCTGGGCGCGTTCGACCTGGCGACGGGCGAGGAGATCGACTGGACCATCGGGACAGGGCAGAGCGTCAAGCTGAGCCCGACGATGACGGATCGGCTCGCGCGCGGCGTCGAGGTCGGGCTTGTGCACAACCATCCGAGTTCGCGCCCGCTGAGCCCAACGGACCTGTCGACCATGTTCGGCGACGGCATCGCGTCGATCATGGCGGTCGGTCATGACGGATCGCTCTACAGGGCGCGCCCGCGACGGCCCTTCGGCGGCAATATCGGCGATCTGCGCGGGGAGGTCTGGCGGCTCCTCGAAGAGGTAGCCCCCCGATTGACCCCCGATGAACGTGACCACGCCGCCCGCTTCGCGATCCTCGAAATATTGCAGTCCGTCGGTCTGATCTTATATCAGGAAAGCCTTGGACCCCGGGCGCGCGCGGTCCGTGCGGCGGTCGAGACCGAGGCGCGCGGCGTTGCCGCCGCCGTCGTTGGGACCATAACCGGAGGACAGCCGTGAGAACCCTGATCGTCGATGAGCCGGACGAGCTGAGCCGTGAGGCCTACGAACGCGCCCTGGAAGAGGCCGAGGCGCTGCCGGACGACGATCCCGACAAGGCGGAGCTTGTCGCCGCGCGGCGTGAGCAGCTTTCGACCTTCGACTGGCCGAGCCTGCCGCGCGAAGAGCGCGAGCGTCGGCTACGCAAAATCCTCGAGGACCCGGCCTCCTGAGCCGATTTTCCGGGTTTTTGCGCTCGCGGACGAGGCGGCGCGCGGCCCCTCCGGACGCAATGGCCCCGTAGCGCGCCGTTAAATACCCATTTAATACCCCCCTCGGCCTTTCCACGGCCCTGAGGCCGTGGGCGCGGAAAACGCACTCAGCGGGCCGCTCAGCGGCTCTGGAGGAATGAGGCTTGCCCGGCGACACTGACAGGCGCTAGGGTGCCAGTACGCGGCGCACGCCCTGGGCGGCGTTTCCGGTGAAGCCCTTCATCTGATATCGCCGCCCGCCCCGGCCTAGTGTCGGGCGCATGACAAAGCCGCTTCACATATTCCGCGCCGGTCGCCACACCGCAATGTCGGGCCAGAGCTTCGAGTTCTCCGAGGCCGAGGTCGAGGCCGTGGCCACCGCCTACGATCCGGCCCTGCACGAGGCCCCGATCGTCGTGGGCCACCCGCGCACCGACGCCCCCGCCTATGGCTGGGTAAAGAGCCTGCGCGCCGAAGGTGCCGAGCTCTTCGCCGAGCCCGACCAGGTCGAGCCCGCATTTGCCGAGATGGTGCGCGCGGGCCGCTTCAAGCGGATCAGCGCGAGCTTCTACCCGCCGAAGGCGTCTGCCAACCCCGCGCCGGGCAGCTACTACCTCAAGCACGTGGGCTTCCTCGGCGCGCAGCCGCCTGCGGTCAAGGGACTGAAGGCCGCGGAGTTCGCCGACGATGGCGAGGCCGTGACGCTCGAGCTCGACTTCTCCGAGGCCGAGATCGCCGGGGTCGCCTCCGCCGGGTTCGGCGGGCTGCGCCGGGTGGTCTCGGGGCTGCGCGACTGGTTGCTTGCCTCTCAGGGGCAGGAGGTGGCCGACGGCATCGTACCCGCCCACGAGCTGGAAGGTATCCGCACGACCGAGGAGTTCATGCGCAACGTGATGGAGCGCGAGGCGCGCCCCTCCGACGCCGCCTTCGCCCAGACCGATCTCTCGCGCCGCCTCAACGCCCGCCTCGACGAGCGGGCCAGGGACGCCGCCGCCCGATCCGCGCTGATCGACCGGATGGCCGCAGAGGCCGGGATCGAGCGGGGCACCGTCCTGCAAATCCTGCGCGGCGACATCGCCACGCCCCCCGAAGAGCGCCTGCGCGGCTTCGCGAAGGTGCTGGGCCTCAACGCCGACGATCTGATCGACTTGGTCGAACTGGCAGAAACCCAAGA